CGAATGCGATCGAAAAACGCAGGGCAGTTTTGGAAGTCGCAGAAATGGAAAAGAGGATTGCGGAAGAAAAAATTGATATGGAGAAACGGAATATAGATGAATACATACTGGAAGAAGGAGTATCAACAGAAAAAACAGTGCAACCAAGCAAGAACGTAATAGAACGAATAGAAAGCAGTGAAGAAACGGCACTAAAAATCATACTGGGAGAAGAATCATGAGCATGACAGAAGCTGCAAGACAGATTAGAAAACTTATCGAACTGACAGCCAGTAACCTTACAGATGAACAGGCAGCATCCTTGCCGTGCTGTTTTCCTGTATGGAAAGAAGGCATGGAAGTAAAAGAGGGAGAACGCTATGCGGTACGTGTATCTAATGCTGTATCCACAATGTTACTAGAAAAGGAAGAACCACATCTACAAGAAGAGCTTGTGTTGTGTAAGTGTATGAAATCTCATACCACTACACAAGCCAACTCGCCAGAGGAATCCGAGGATTTGTGGGAGATTCTGTAGAAAGGAGTAATCATGGAAGAAGAAAAGAAAGAAAAGGTTGCATTACCGTTCAACTTTCGAGTCAACCAGTGCAGGAATTACATGAGACTGGCTATTAACACAGCAGCAGCTAAGTATGGTTTAGACGGTGCTGTTATCAGCTTGATTATGGAGTCCTTACTGGAAGAGGAACACAGACAACAGGTAGCATATATGGCAGAGCAGACAGATGCTATAGTAGAAGAGCTTCAGAATAAGGATAAAGAAAACGAACATGAGTAAATGGTCGGACTGCACAACTGAAGAAGGTTCATTCCAAAGAAAGAGGTGATAACATGATTAGAGGTACTACACCTAAATTAGAATTTGAATTGCCGTTCGATACATTATTAATTGCAAAAATGTATGTTACGATTTCGCAAAATAATAGAGTCGTAATTGAAAAAACAATTGCCGATTGTAATTGTCAAGGATCAGCAGTAACTCTTGCTCTTACACAAGAGGATACGCTTAAATTTCAGCAAAATCCTAGAGAAACTGCCGAAATTCAGATACGCATCCGTACAAAGGATGGTAACGCATTGGCATCCAACATTATCCGAGTATTTGTCGGAAGAATATTGAAAGAGGGCGTTATTTAATGAAGATCGATGTGGCATTTAAAGAATCGGATTGCAAAATGAATGTTGAATTTCAGAGCTTTCAACAGGTGTCAGGGAACAAAGATGTTGATTATTATGATGGCGATTATATTGTAGTACCAAAACCACATGAACAGATACTTGCCACAAATCAAAAATATCTGACAGAAGACGTAACAATTAAAGAAATTCCATTCTTCGAGGTAAGCAATATCGAAGGCGGACAGACAGTAATTATCGGAAAGGAATTATAACGATGGGAATTAACAAAGTAGTATATGGTGGAAATACACTGATTGATTTAACGGGAGATACAGTGACAGCGGACAAGCTGTTAAAAGGCATCACGGCTCATGGAAAAGACGGTGGGGCAGTCACAGGTACTTGCACGTATGACGTGGACTCTAATGATGCTACTGTGGCGGTAGCAGAGATTTTAAAAGGAAAAACAGCTTATGCAAGAGGGGCAAAAATTGTCGGAACAATGCCGAATAACGGTGCTGTAACCGGAACAATTAAGACTCTGGCAGAAAGCTATGCAATTGCACAAGGCTATCATGACGGATCTGGAAATGTAACAATTGATAGCGAAGAACAGGCAAAACTTGTCGCCAAAAACATTCGAGAAGGAATCACGATTTTGGGAGTTAAAGGCTCGATGTCCAGTAGCGAAGGAATGAAGCCACAATCAAAGACAGTAACACCAAATAGCACACAGCAGACGATTCTTCCGGACGAAGGTTATAATTGTCTCTCACAGGTGATTGTTGAGAAGATTCCTTATGTTGAGTCGGAAAACAGTGCAGGTGGGCTTACAGTAACAATCGGTTAGTTAGAGAGGAGCAAAATATGGACGTAAATAAAATCGAATACGATGGACGTGTATTACTGGATTTGACAGAGGACACAGTTACAGAAGACAAACTTTTAGAGGGTACTGTGGCTCATGATAAAACTGGTGCAAAAATAGTTGGTGCGCTGATTAATTTTGCAGAAGATACTGTGACACCAGAAAATCTGCTGGCTGGTGCTACAGCTCATGATAGTAGTGGACAGCGAATTGTTGGAACGATGAAACAGTCAAGCGGAATCGACACATCAGATGCTACGGCATTATCAGAGGACATTGTATCAGGGAAGACAGCTTATGTTGACGGAGAAAAAGTCACTGGAAGTATGGTATCGCTTACGGGAAGCAAGCCTACAGTTGGTAATGGACGAGTTACTATGAGTAAATATAATGGAGATCTTTGCATAACTCTTAACAACGTTTCTCTTGACAAGGCATCAGCCTACCTAAAAAAGGGAGGCATCATTAGAGTTTTTGGCGATGGTTCATTAGGTTCATACTTCGGTGACGCAATGCCAGAAGATGTGCGAAAAGGTAAGAGGTTCACATCCAAGGATGGTGTTGCTGCCGGAACAATGGAAGTAGATAGTGGAGGTTCTGGTGTACAGGTAAAAACCGGAACAACATCATCTCCTACTATCAATACTGGCTTGTCTAAGATTGACAAGATGATAATCTATGCTGATAAAATCACATCAGTAGGTGTTGTTACTGCTGTGTATTCCGCAGATGCAGGAAAAGCAAAGGTGATATTCTGTGGTGATTACAGCGTGTATTCAAAAGCTTGTGGAATCACAGATAGGTCTGGTTTTAGCGTGTCTGGTGGTACATTCTCTTGGACAGAATCAACGAAAGAATATAAATTCATGAATAATGCTACCTATAATTGGATTGCGATCGGAAGCTAAAAAAGAAAAATCGGAACAATTCGGAGAATAGGGAGGCAGAAACCGTTGGAGCACTTTTTATATCAAACTTATGTCACAGCATTGCCAATCGTCTTGACAGCTCTCATGGGCTATGTTGTGTGGCTTTTAAAAAATCAGAAGAAAGATAGGGATGCGAATAGTAAAGGCACGATGCTTTTACTTAGAGTCCAGTTGATTGAATACCATGATAAGTATATGAGACTTGGCTCAATCCCATCGTATGCTTACGAGAATTTCTGTGAAATGTATAATGCGTATCACAAACTCGGTGGCAATGGAATGATTACAAAGATGATGCACGAAATTGAAGAATTACACTTAAGAGAAAAAGGAGAATAATCATGGAGCAGATTATCAATTACATTAAACCGGAACTTATTGTTGTGGCTATCGCGCTGTACTTTATTGGCATGGCAATTAAGCAATCTGAGACTATCGCAGACAAGTATATTCCTAGCATCTTAGGAATTGCAGGAATCGTGATCTGCGGTATCTATGTGGTTGCTACTTGTACTCTCGGAACTGGACAGGAAATCGCAATGGCAATGTTTACCGCAATCGTACAGGGAATTTTAGTGGCTGGATTAAGTAATTATGTCAACCAGTTGATTAAGCAGAATGGAAAGGAAGAGTAATTACGACAGAACAGGAAGTAAAAGAAATCATTAAGAGTTTCGCTTACGGACTTTCAGCAAAAGAAATCTCCGACAACGAAGGAACATCACTTGAAGTTATGGAGAAGTTTGCAGAGGAACATGCTGCGGAGATTGAGCAGAAGAAAGCAGAGCTGAAAGAAGGTGGCTGGTATGAGTAAGTTAATCATTGATGTTAGCTATCATAATGGAGTGATAAATTGGGAAAAAGTAAAAGCATCCGGTTGTGCCGGAGCTATTCTTAGATGCGGATACGGAGATGATATCACATCACAGGACGATAAGCAGTGGATTCGTAACCTTGCTGAGTGTGAAAGGCTTGGCATTCCGGTTGGGGGCTACTTATACAGCTATGCCACTTCTGACAGACAGGCGCAGAGCGAACTTGACCATATCTTGAGATTAATCAAAGGTCATACATTCCAGTTACCAATTTTTATTGATGTGGAAGAGTCGGGAACACAGAACTATGCTCCTAGATGCTGTGAGATTGTATGCGAAGGACTTAAGGCGAATGGATATACTCCTGGAATCTACGCTTCACTTAGTTGGTTCAACAACCATCTTGGCAGTGTACGTGACAAGTACATTGAGTGGATGGCAAGATACAAGAATCTTCCGGAAGATACATATAATGGTCAGTATGCTATCTGGCAGTACGCTTCTGATGGACAGGTAGATGGAGTCAGTGGAAGAGTAGATGTGAACCATTGCTACATGGAATTTGGTGGAAGTGCTACACCTGTTACACCGTCAGCACCATCTAAGCCGGTAGAAAAGAAAGACTTAGGACAGGTCGATATTACATATCAGGCTTTCACAGACAGATGGTGGCCACCAGTAGTCAATAAGATTGACTGGGCGGGAGCGAGAGACAACATTGCAATCAGATGGCTTGCTATTAAGGTAAGCAAGGGAAGCATTAGGGCGCGTGTCTATACACAGGCTAACGGATGGCTTCCATATTTGACATTTGGAAACAGCTATGATCTGAATGATAAGAAGAATGGAATCCTCGGAGATGGTTCAGAGATTCTTGCAGTTGAACTGTACTACATCACACCGGAAGGATATGAGTACCAGATGGTCCATTACAGAGTTTCTGTTCAGAACAACAAGAACTTCTATGCAGATCAGGTCGATACGCTGAAAGCAAGCGGTATGTACGGATTCGCCGGAGACAAATACAGATTCATTGACAAGTTCCAGGCTTGGATTGAGTAAAAATATGCCCCGGAGCATTTGACTCTGGGGCGTAAATATTGTATCATGTGAGGGGGCAAAAAGGGGGCAGAACATTGTACTTTGTTGTACGGTTTCAGTGCTGAAAATGCCTTAAAGTGCGATATTTCGCAGTAGTTTGTACCTATTTATATATACAGGTACTCCCCTAGACAGCTTTGAACTTTTCCCCGGAATCGCCCATGAATGCGGTGCTTCCGGGGTTTTTCTTTTGCAAAAATTCCAAAAGGGGGCAAAAAGGGGGCAGGCTATAAAATTTTCAATTCTTTCAACTGCTCATTTCGTTTACTTTCCAACTTCTGCGTAACGTGTAAATAAATTTCTCTTGTGACCTTACTGTCATTATGTCCAAGTCTTTTTGAGATGCTGTCGATATCAATTCCTTGTTCCATTAGCAGACTTGCGTGTGTATGTCTTAGCGTGTGTGGTGTGATGCTTCTACCGATAGCTTTCATGGAATTTTCCTTGAGGTATTTGTTGTAAGCGAAGTGGTCAATGTGCTCACGAACTGTACCAGTGAACAATAGGTTGCTAAACTGTATCACATTGTCGTTCTGAGCCATTCTCAGTGCCTTTCTACAGACTTTTGCCAGTTCGTCTTGAATATATACGTCTCGGATAGAAAAGTCCGTCTTTGGGGTTGTTACAATGTCATTGTTGACATCATAGGTTTTCGTGACATGGATCACACGCTTTCTCAAATCAACATCTGGTTTCTCAAGCGCAGCTGCTTCGCCGAATCGGAGACCAGACAGGACGAGGAATTCTGTTAGCACTTTCCATTTTTCCACTTTCATCTCATCAAGCAACAATTCCACTTCGCTGGACTCAAGAAATTTGTCTTCAATCTTCTTGCGGTGAGAAACATCTTTAAACCGTTCAATCTTGTTGAGATAGGAGATATCTTCAATGTAATCATTACGGTATCCCCATCTCAACAGAGCCTTGAGCCTTACCATCCATTCGTTGAGCGTTCCAGGAGCTCTGCCAGTAGCGAGAAAACGTTCTCTGATATATCCCGCATTTAACTTCGATGCAATGATAGATGGTCCGAGAATCTTTGCAATAGACTTACACGCTCCACAGTTCCTGTTGTACGTAGACTGCTTGACTGTCCTCAGTTGTTCCACATTGTATAGCTCTATGAGTTCCTTTAAGGCAAGGTCTTTCTTCTGCGTTGATGCTGTCTTTAATTTCTGATCAATGCGCTCTTGGAGTGTAGCAGCTGCCAACTTGCGATTCTTTGCAGTATTTTTTGGCATGGAAATTGAGACTCGTTTAACTTTTCCTGTCATTGGATCTGTATAGCGTTCAATAAATTTAAATCCTGATTTTCTTTCTTCAACCCACATAATCATCTTCCTTTCTATATTTGAGTACAAAAATAACAGCCCCACAACAGAACAACAGTTCTGCTTGTATGACTGCCCCGAAGATGATACAATATTATTGCTTCATATAATCTGCACCGCTCTTCGGAGTTTGGTGTGTCAACCGTTCCTGCGCCAACAGGAGCGGTTTTATTTTATTTAATTATCCCTGTTTACAAATTCGCTACATACATCTCTCAACTCTGTATATAACTCATCTGTAAGTTCTTCACCGGCATATTGTCTTGCCAGTAGTTCTCTTCCATAAGCTCTCAATTCTGTATCGGATAAGGAAGAAAGTTTGTTGTCATAAACGTATTCTTTTATATTCATGGTTCCTCTCATGCAAATGAACCTTGTTCCAAACACCGCAAATTAACTATTTACTGTAAACAAACTGAATATCTTTTGATGACCAGAAATCAGGAGCAACGCTAACCTCGAATTTCGAGAAAGTTGTAGGTACCTGATATGCAATCACACCGTTCATCTTCTTTCCAGCAGCAACACTTCCATCAAGCTGATTCTTTCCACTAGCTTCAGGGGCTTGAAGTCCAACAAGATCTTGTGTTAGTGAGTAATCATCGCAATAGGCTTCGAAATTCATTACGGAGCTGATGCTGATATCTTTTGATGAGTTGTTTGCAATCTCAAACTCAAGGATTAAGAACTCGTTTCCTTCGTCAGGGGTAGTATATTCCCCACCGGCAGATTCGGTGATGTTCACAAGTGTAATTTCAACATCATTGAGATTCACAGTATCTCCAACGTTAAATACAGTCTGTTCCGGCTCTGATTCATTCTTTGAAGCATCTTGCGTTGCGTCAGTAGAAGTGTCGCTGTTTACCTTTTTAGGTCCGTCATCCTTTCCACCAATAACAGAACCTATGATACCGAGTATAATAATTACGCCGATAACAATTAATACAGTTTTTAAACATCCGCCTTTCTTTTTCATTCGTGTTTCCCTCTCTTTCTTTTAGTGATATAGCCTTGTTTGCTAAGCGCACCACACGCTTTATATAAATCCCTTCCGGGAGTTATATCCTTATTTTGTTAATTCATCATATTGGTCACGATTTTCCTTGTCATCTTCCTTTTTTAGCTTGTAATTCTGGCTCTTGATATTCCTAAGCGTATCATCTTCAATCCGCTTTTGCCTAAACTTCCAATGCTGATCAATCTCACGCTGCATTTTATATTGTTCTCGGAGTTCTTTTCTTTCTTCTGCTGACAATTTGGTAATTTTAGGTTGCTGTAAAAAAGAATATCCGCACTCTGTACAAAAATTGTAATTCTTGTCTACTATTGCTCCACAAGAAGGACAACGTTTCTCTTTTTGAGGAACGTTTTGGGGTTGATGCGGAATTAGTGAAAAACCGCAAGAAGTACAGAAATTATAACCATTTTCCATTGTGGATCCGCAGAGAGGACAGACTGCCGTATCTCGCTTTGCTGTTTCATCTCTCTTCTGTACTATGTATCGAATCATCGGATACAGAAGAAGGATTCCCCATCCGATTAAAAGAAACAATGAATCCAGAAAGCTATCAGATGGTCTTGTAGGTATACTTATCACACAAAACCAAAGGATAAACCATCCAAAAAATATAGCAAGAGTTATATTCCTATAAAATGCAGAAGTGCGGATAACTTTCGGAGTTGGATGCATCTTTTTGTATAACGTCACCTGTTCTTTTTCTGTAGCTCTACGTTTCTTTCTTTCTTGCTTGTTAATAAGTTTCTGCTGTTTGTTTAGAAGTTTTTGTTTCTTCTTCCTGTTCTTTTTCGCAACCTTTTCATAATATCGTTGCCTAGACATCCGGATGCACATTCTTCTTATTAGATTAAACTGGCTAGGCCTCATATAATAACCTCGCAATTACAATTCTTTGAATTTCATAATCATTTCATTATATCCAGACAAGCGTGCTATTTGTTCTCTGGGCATTCCAGGATTCTCATAGATCAGTTCATCTGGTATCAACAGTTCTGCTGCAAAAGTATTCGCTTCAATTTCCATCTTGGAAGTCAGCAGAAGAGTCTTGTTTCTAATGAAATAACAATTTTCCTTTCGGTGCATAATCGAATGAGCAAGTTCGTGAGCCATGACAAGAGTTCTTTCATGTTCCTCTAAATCTTCGTTAAGGAAGATGCACTTATGGTTCTTGAGGAACATATAGCATCCAGCGCGGGATCCAAGCGGACCGGTCTGAACTTCAACATTCAGATATTCTGCAAGCCTAAAAGGGTTTCTAGTATCATACTTTTTGACGTAATAAGCAACTAAGCGCTTAACATCATGTGCTTTCAATTGCAACACCTACTTCTTGTTCTTGTTAGGATTGTATTTTTCCTTATTGATAGGTTTCAACCGGCGCATCATTAATTCGATCTGTCCAAGAAGCAGTTCTGTGTCTTCTTCCGGAATAGGTTCACCCTCGTAAGAGAGCGGACCATCTGCACCATTCATTAATTTTCCACGGAGATTCTCTAAATCCTTTGCAATGTCTCTTTCGTCTTTGGAAGTAATTGCATAAGGATCCTCTTTCTTTTCTTCGCCAGTCATCAGATAGTCGACCGTTACATTAAAGTAATCAGCAATCTGTTTTATCTTAGCAGTATTAGGTGTACTGCTTCCCAGTTTACTAATATATCCCTTCCCAAAACCAAGAGTTTCTTCTAGCTTGTTCATTGATATGTCATGTGACTTACACAAGCTTTTAATACGTTCTTTCATAGTTTTATATCCCTTTCTGAAAAAATCGCAAAAACCTCTTGACATTCTGAATATATCGCGTATAATAAAATTATAAGTTCTGAAAAAATCGCAAAAAATAAATCGGAATGTCAATGTGCTATTTATTTGTTTATGGTAATTCGAATTATAGGATATTTTCAGAAGATAGTCAATAGAATTTGGCGATATTTTCAGAACTTACAAAAAAATAATATTGGAGGTGAAAATTTGATTTACGAAAATATTTGCAAAATGGCAAAAAAGCAAAAAATAACCAGTTTTTATTTAATACCTTTTGAGTTTATTTTAGTCGGCATTGTGCTTGACGCTCTTACGAAACTTGCACCTGTTTTAAGCATAACTTCTGCTATTTTGGGCATTTTATGGCTTGTGATTTTTCCAAGATTTTATAAAAAAATGCTAATTCGCCATTTGGCTGACAGTGAAAGTTTACCTGCTTCGAGCGTTGAGATGGGTTTTAATGTTTTAAATGATGAGGTGATTTTCGGTGGCGAAAAAGAGAGCGAAAAGTTCGGTATAAATGAGCTGAATAGGCTTGTTTGCACGGGGTCAAATTTTATTTTGGCATTTGGAAAAAATTTTCATATGGTTTTACCTAAAAATT